GGCGTAGCCGGAGAATTTTCCGCTTTCGCCGTCGAGCTTGATCTGGCAATCACTGAGCGATAGGGTCTTTTTGAGCAGCATTGCCGCCTCCTTGAATTTTTCCGAGCATGGTAGATGTTCAAACGGAGTTCAAATGGCAGGAGTGAAGGGGCGCAGCGGCGGAGCCCGGCCCAACTCAGGGCCAAAGCCAAAAGAGCCGGTTCTGTTGAACCTCGGCGTCACCTATGACGACCCGGAGAAGTTTCTCAAGGCCGTCATGAACGACAGCGAGACAGATATCAAGCTGCGTGCAGATGCGGCTAAAGCACTACTGTCTGCCAAGGTTCGCCGCGCTGAAAACGGCGGCAAAAAAGAAGCCAAGCAAGAGGCGGCCAAGCAGGTTGCCAGCAAGTTTGCGCAAACGACACCGCCTAAGTTGGTGGCTTCTGGTGGCAAGAAAATTTAATGCCAGAGTGGTCTACATCATGCCCGGACTGGGCAGAGCGACTCACGTCTGGACGATCCATCATTCCGCCACCGATCTTTCCGGATCAGGCAGAGCAGGCGCTGAACATCTTCCGGCAACTGAAGATCGTTGACGCGCCTGGCAGCCCGACATTCGGCGAGTCTTGCGCTGAATGGGTATTTGATCTGGTTCGCTCTATCTTCGGCGCATATGACGCTGACAGCGGGCGCAGGCTGATTACCGAATGGTTCATCCTGATCCCGAAGAAAAACAGCAAGAGCACGATCGCTGCCGGGGTCATGATGACAGCGATCATTTTGAACTGGCGGCAGTCTGCTGAATTCTCGGTATTGGCTCCGACTGTCGAGGTAGCCAACAACGCATTCGCGCCAGCGCGTGACATGGTGCAGAAGGACGAAGAGCTGGACGTGCTGATGCATGTCCAGACGCATATCAAGACCATCACGCACCGCGAGAGCGGAGCTGCATTGAAGGTTCTGGCTGCTGACCAAAACACAGTCGGCGGCAAAAAGTCAGTCGGAACACTGGTTGACGAGCTTCACCTGTTCGGCAAGATGCCCAGCGCTGAAAACATGTTACGCGAAGCACTCGGCGGTCTAGCGTCACGGCCAGAGGGCTTTGCGATCTGGCTAACCACGCAGTCAGACGAGCCGCCAGCAGGCGTGTTCAAGCAAAAGCTGGACTACGCCCGTGACGTGCGTGACGGAAAGATTATCGATCCCGGTTTCGTGCCGATCATCTTCGAGCATCCGCCAGAGATGGTGGCGAATGGCGACTGCCTGAAGCTGGAAAACATGGCTCTGGTAAACCCTAACATGGGTTACTCCGTTGACCAGGCATTCCTTGAGCGCGAATTCAGAAAAGCAGAACTGGCCGGAGGCGAATCATTCCGGGGGTTTCTCGCAAAGTATGCCAATGTAGAAATCGGCATGAACCTGCGTTCAGACAGATGGGCCGGCGCTGACTTCTGGCAGAAACAGGGCAAAGAACCCGGCCTGACGCTGGAACAGCTTATCGGCAGATCCGAAGTGGTTGATGTTGGCATCGACGGCGGCGGCCTTGACGATCTACTTGGCATGGCTGTTGTGGGACGCGACAAGGTAACCCGAAAATGGCTGGCATGGACTCACGCATGGGCGCATCCGTCCGTGCTGGAGCGTCGCAAGCAAGAGGCATCCCGGTTTCACGACTTCGCCAAAGATGGCGACCTGACGCTGGTCAAAAACATCGGCGATGACGTCGCAGACGTGGCCGATATCGTCTCAATAGTTTATGAGTCAGGGCTGCTTGATAAGGTCGGCGTTGACCCGTCCGGTATCGGCGCGATTCTGGAGGCACTGAGCGAAGCCGGCATCCCTGAAGACAAGGTTATCGGCATCTCGCAAGGCTGGAAGATGACCGGCGCCATAAAAACGGCAGAGCGCAAGCTGGCCGAGGGCGTCATGGTGCATGGTGGCCAGCCGATGATGAACTGGTGCGTCGGCAACGCCAAGGTGGAGCCGCGCGGCAACGCTGTAATCATCACCAAGCAAGCAGCAGGGTCAGCAAAAATTGACCCGCTGATGGCGCTTTTCAACGCCGTCACGCTGATGTCACTCAACCCGGAAACACAGAGCATTGATGACTTCATCAACGCGCCAATCTCTGGATAACAAATGAATCGACTTATCACCTCATTTCTCGGCTGGTTCGGCTGGTCCGGGGCATTGGGTGAGCAGTCCGGGCGGCAGAATAGCGGCGCTTCTGGCTCGCTCATTCCCGGCACACAAGCACTGGCGCCAGATGGCGCGCTGCAATTATCCACTGTTTGGGCCTGCATCAGCCTGATCGCCAACATCATAGCCAGCCTGCCGCTGTTTGTTTACACCAGATCCGATAAAGGCCAGCGTGATCTGGCGCGTGATTCGCTGTTGTGGCAAATACTGCACGACTCGCCAAACTCGCGCATGACGCCGATGGAATTCTGGGTGGCACTGCTGCTCAATCTGATGCTGCGCGGTAACGCCTATGCGCGCATCGAGCGCAATGATACCGGCGAGGCTATCGCAATATGGCCAATGGCATCAGATCAGGTAGAGCCGTGGCTGCTGCCTGACGGCACGCTTGTTTATAAGTACACCGTCGGCAGCGACGTGGCCGTACTGTCCGCAGACAACGTCCTCCACATCAAGGGCATGGGCAACGGCACCACTGGGCTGGATCGCCTGGATTACATGCGCGCCAGTACCACCGAGGCAGCCAATGCGCAAGGTGCGGCCAGTACCCTGTTTGCCAGCCACGGAAAGCCAAGCGGCATTCTGATGATTGACAAGGTGCTCAACCGCGAGCAGCGCGACGCAGTCCGCAACAACTTCAGCGCCATGTCAGAAGGCGGCACCAATCGCCTGTTTCTGCTGGAAGCTGACACCAAGTACCAGCAACTCACGCTGACGCCAGCAGACCAGCAGCTGCTGGAAACCCGCCGATTCACGGTTGAGGAGCTCTGCCGCTGGTTCGGCGTGCCGCCGGTACTGGTCGGGCATAGCAATGTCACCGCGTGGGGATCTGGCATTGAGCAACTGATTGACGGTTTTCACAAGCTGGTGATTGGCCCTCTGGTCGTCAACCTGCAGCAGGCCATTGCCAAACGTGTTTTGACCCCGGCACAGCGCGCCCGACTGAGCGTCGAATTTAGCCTTGATGCGCTGCTGCGAGCCAGCCTGAAAGACAGGATGGACATTTACGCAAAAGCCGTACAAAACGGCCTGAAAACCCGCAACGAATGCCGCCAACTGGAGAACGACCCGCCAGTTACCGGTGGCAACCAGTTGACCGCGCAGACAAATCTAGCGCCGCTGGACATGCTCGGAAAAATTCAAGGAGGCGGCAATGCTGCTCAAAAAGACCCTATCGCTCAGTGATTGCCAGATCAAGCTCGACGGCGAAAGCGGAAAATTCTCCGGCTACGCCAGCGTTTTTGGCGGCGTCGATAGCTACGGCGACACGATCTTGCGCGGTGCGTTTGAATCCACACTGCGCAACAACGGCAAGCCAAAGATGTTTTACGGCCACCAGTGGGACATCCCCATCGGAAAGTGGCTCAAGGCAAAAGAGGATGAGCACGGCCTATACGTGGAAGGCGAATTGACGCCGGGACTGAGCAAGTCTGCAGACGTACACGCCGCACTCAAACACGGCACGCTCGACGGCCTCAGCATCGGCGGCTATCTGAAAAAAGGCGACTGGGAAGAGGGATCCGACGGTGGCCGCATCGTCCGCAAATGGTCAAGCCTGGTTGAGGTATCGCCGGTTGTGTTCCCTGCCGACAGCGCCGCACGCATTGATCTGGGCAGCGTTAAAAGCGCCGAACTGGAAGAGTCAATCGGCGACCTGGAAACCATACGAGATTTTGAGCGCTTCCTGCGGGATGCAGGCGGCCTCAGTAAAGGGTTGGCCGAAGCGCTGGTCAGCCGCGCCAAGCTGATATTTGTCCAGGGGGAGCCTGAGCCGAAGCCAGCCGACGCGAAAGCAATGCAGGAACTGCAGGTAATGCTGCGGCGAATGCAAGCGCGAATCCCGCTGTAACCCACCCTTTATCAAAAACAAAGCCCGCCACTGTGCGGGCTTTTTGCATTTATGGAGCAAAAAACATGAGCGAAATTGCAGCAGTAATGAAGGCCTGTGAGGCCATCGAAGCGCAACTGGTTAAATTTGCCGACAAGACCGATGCCGAACTGAAAAACGCCGGCAGCACTTCCGCAGATACCAAGGCAGCCGTTGACGGCCTGGCGATCAAGCAGCGCGAACTGGCCGACCGCATCTTGCAGATCGAGCAAAAGGGCACGCAAAAGCAGGACGAAAAGCCGGCTGCAGATAGCTGGGGCGAGCAATTCATCAAATCGGCACGATACGGTGATTTCGCTGGCGGCAACCTCAACAAGCTGCGCGTCGAAGTCAAAAACACCCTGACCGGCTCCGACACTACCGTGGCGCCGCAGCGTAATGCCGGCATCGTCGCTGGCGCGTTCCAGCCGTTCAGCATGGAAGCACTGCTGCCAAGCACCAACACCAGCAGCAACGCCATCGAGTTCACCCGCGAAAACGCCTTCACCAACAACGCAGCAGAAGCTGCCGAAGGTGCGCAGAAGGCTGAATCGTCGCTGACCTGGACGCTGGTGAACATGCCGGTATCGACCGTTGCGCACTGGATCAAGATTTCCAAGCAACTGGCTGCTGACGCACCGGCGCTGAAAGCCTACGTTGACACCCGCATGCGCTACGGCGTGAATCAGAAGGTTGATATCCAGCTTGTGGTTGGCGATGGCACCGCGCCGAATATCTCCGGCACCTACGACACCGGCAACTACACCGCCCACGGCTACGCCAACGCGGCGCTGGGTTCGACACTGAAAAAACTGGTACTGATCCGCAAGATCATGGCCGATCTGTACTCCGCAGGCTATCCAGCCGACGCAATCGTACTCAACCCTGCCGATTGGGCGACGATTGAAATCGAGCTGTTTACCACCGCCGCCGGCCAGACCTTGTACTCGGTCAACGAAGCAGGCCAGGCACGTCTGTTCGGCATCCCGGTGATTCAGGCTCTCGGCATGGCTGCGGATACCTTCCAGGTTGGTCGCTTCAGCGAAGCCTACATGATCTACAACCGCGAAGGCGTCGTGGTGGAAATGTCCGATTCGGATGGGGACAATTTTCAGAAGAATCTTATCAGTTTGAGAGCCGAACGTCGCCTAGCACTTGCCACTGAGAAACCAGCAGCAGTGCGTGGCGGCGATCTCACCCCTGTTTGATGACGTAGGGTTATAATGTAGTTGCTGCGGATAGGGGGCACCCGACAAGAGAGATTCCTGATCTCTCTTCCGCAGACTTTAATCAGGGTTATCTACAGGAGATGACATGGAAGCTAGAGGTTTAACACCTTGCATCGGTAATTGCGGCGCAATGGTTGAGTGGCGTACAAACAAGCAAATCTATTGCGAGGCTTGCAGGCTAGAGAAGAAACGCGCAGTAGCTCGGGTTGTAATGACCAAGCAGCGAATCGCAAAAGGAATCAAGCCAGTTAAAGGCGTTCCTGTAGCGTGCTCAGTGTGCGGAGGGATGTACGACAGAGTTGTCGTTCACAGCCATAGGTGCGCAAAGTGCCAAGCAGACTACACCACGGCGCGAACAAGGCTTGAGTCTGAAAAGAAAAAGACAGATCAAGGAAGGCGTGACAGGTACAACGAGTGGTACAGGAAAAAGTTGCGCGAGGATGTTAGCTACAGGCTCACATCACACATGAGATCATTGATGCACCGCGCTTTAGGCAAAGCCAAAGCGGGGCGCAGTTGGAAGACATTTGTTGATTACTCGCTCGAAGAATTGATGTCGCATTTAGAGCGCCAATTCTTGCCTGGTATGACTTGGGAAAATAAGGGCGAATGGCACATTGACCACATCATCCCAAGATCGTCGTTTGAATACGAAAGCCCTGATGATCCTGAATTTAAACAGGCATGGGCGCTGACAAATTTACGCCCTTTGTGGGCCATAGATAACATCAGGAAGAACGCAACAAGAGAGTTTTTGTTGTAGTAGCAAAGAATCCAGCAAGCCACCTTCGGGTGGCTTTTTTGTTGTACGTATCAGGAGCAATCATGGAACTCGTACAAGTGCGCATCACCAGCACGGTGATTACCCAGCATTACGGCACGCTCATGCCCGGCACGATCCTGCGCACCAATGCGGCCTATGCCAAGCATCTGGTCGAAGACGCCAGTGCCGCAAAATACATCACCGCCCCGGCCACCACCGAGGCAGCGCCAGCGCCAGCCAAAGCTGTGCGCAGCAAAAAAACCGAACAGCAATAAGGAACAAACCGCCATGACCATTCGCATGCTGCAAGCCTGGAACGGCCTGCCAGAACAGCTCATTACCACGCTTTCCGGCTCAGAGGAATCCCGCTTGGTTGGCCTTGGCCTGGCCTCGTTTGATCTTGACGGCCCGGCGGAAAACCTGCGGATGGCCCAGCTCGCCACGGATGCGGGGGGCGTGGTCGGGGTTGTTGACCCATCAACATCCGCTATATTGTCGCTTGCTGAAAAAAACCGCTATTACCATTTTCACGGCGCAGCATCTGTCCAGTGTGCAGATGATCCCGTGTTTTTTGACCTATCAGGTACAAATAACGGTGTGTTCGGCACCAATTTATCAGTAGCAAACGCATGGGCTAACACCGGTTACATCTCAACTGTAGACCCTGTTGGCGGATCAACAGACTCTGTTATTCGTATTCCATCGTTGAATTACGATTACGACGGTGGGGAAAAACTAATTGTGTGGTGGTGTGGCAAAGCAACTGCTGAGGGGTCGGACGTCACCTTTATGGGCGACTCTTACGGCACGGCAGTTCCGGGTGTCAGGGTACGAGCTAGATCGACTGGTAAACTTGATGTCGTGTGTTATGGCGGGGGCGTTGGAAGATTTTCCCCACTATCCACTGCAACAGTATTTGATGGCGCAATAAGGGATTTCGGTTTCGTCATTGACGGTGCTGCCCGGAAATACGGGGTGTGGGTCGATGGTGTTTTTGACGCAGCGTTTGGTGGTTCCCTTGGTAACATGGGGGCTGGAAGTGCTGATACTCGGACAAGCAACACATGGCAGGTTGGAGCTGGTTCCGCCGCTCCGGGCGGAACGGACGGGATAGCAACGCGCACACGTGGGCTGGTTATAATCAGATTGCCAGCTAGTAAAGCATTGCCCACGGTTGGTGATTTAACAACGATCTTCAAGCAACTGAGGGCAAACCCAAGTGCGCTTATTCTGGCGGGTGCAGTATGAAGATCGTGGATTACCCATTAATCGACTCATTTTCGAGCGTCTATCAGCTACAAGCAAATGGTGTGAACACATCCGGGAATGATTCGCCTGCTGGCATACCGGGGCGGCTTGAAATCGTTGATGGGGTGATGCGCGCGACTGTCTTATCAACAGACGCGCAGACATCACTAGGGCATCGCTCTGAAATTCGCGCAGAAAGCAACCCTGTTGGAGAATACTGGTATACGTGGGAAATGTTGATACCTGAGTCATGGGTTTCGGACGTTGCTATAGCGGTAATGCAGATCCACGATTCTCCCGATGGCGGGGACAATCCAAGATTCCCCAATTTTTTGCTGACGGTCGAGGGCGACCATCTTGTTGCGCTAGTGCCGTCGGCCACTCTGCCGACAGAAGGGGTGGGCGGCACGCGTGTTGCAGTGGAAAATTTATATAAAAATCGCTGGATTAGTTTATGTCTACATGTGTCGTGGGCGACAACAGCGTCAGGTCTTATTGAGCTATTTATAGACCGCACTCCTGTGTATAAGCGGTTCGGCATCGCTACCCACTACATTGATGCGAATGGCCCGTATTTAAAACTTGGGGTGTATGATTATTACCACGTTGGCAGTTTTTTGGAGAAAACCGCTTATTTCAGAAATTTACGCATTTGGTCTGGCAATGACGGATATCAACAAGTGATGGGTGGTTTGCCAGAGTCTAAAAAACTCATGGTCATGCCGTAACCGACGAAAAATACACACCCCGCCCCGCGCGGGCTTCTTCATTTCTGGACTGACGATGCAAACCCAACTCACGCCACCCGCAGCCGAGCCGTTTACGCTGGCCGAGGCCAAGCTGCATCTGCGTGTTGATGCGGACATGACAGACGATGACAGCCTGATTTCCGCGCTGATCGTCACCGCCAGCCAGCAGGCAGAGCATCGCACTGGCCGTGCGCTGGTCACGCAGCAATGGCGCTACTCGGTTGACGCGTTCCCGGCTGATTCGCTGGAACTGCCGCTGCCGAAGCTGCAGTCGGTGCAGGCCGTGACGTATCTCGACAGCAACGGCACCCGCCAGACGCTGGTGAATACCGAATATGACGTGATAACCGACGAGCTGGTCGGCCGCATTATCCCGGCCTACGGCAAAAGCTGGCCATCCTGCCGCGAGCATCCCGGCTCTGTGCGGGTGGATTACACCTGCGGCTATGGTGCGGCGGCTGATGTGCCGCAGTCGATCAAGGCATGGATGCTGCTGG